AAGAGGAAAGGGAGGATATTGTGTTGTGTACACTAACAACATCACAGAGCTCACATACTTGGATGTCAAGCATATCTCAGACAAGGACAGAGAAATACTCTGGACAATTTGCAAAATGTACAACTGGACAGGTGATCAAGAGATTGTCACAAATGTATCTGAGCAATATGAGAGCACATTAACACCTTGGCAAGATTACAATGACAGGGTATCAATCTGGGATATCATCTCTGATGAGTTTAAAATTGTATCAAAGACTCATGACAAGGATATCATCAAGAGAAATGGAGGAACATCTCCTCATTCTGGATATGTGTACACAAATACTGGATGTATGTATCTATTCTCAACAGGCACAATATATCCTCATGAGCAATTGATTACACCATTCAAGGCATACACATATAAATGTCATAACGGTGATTTCACAGCATCGGCAAGAGATATTTATTCTCAAGGATATGGAGCCAGGAAAGAGAAAAAAATTGTAATACAACCTATTGAACACAAGCCTAATATTCAGAGAGTTCAATTTCCTATTGATATATTCAGTCAAGAGATACAGCAATACATCATCCAGAGTGCTCAGACATTAGGGCTCTCCATTGATTACATGGGCTGTGCTTTCCTTTGGTCCATGTCAGTGTGTATTGGCAACTCATTTATTGTTGAAATCAAACCAGGATGGAGAGAGACAGCAACATTGTGGCTGGCAGTTGTCGGAAAGCCAGGGATCGGTAAAACACCCAGCTTAAATCAGATCATCTTTCCATTGCAAAAATTGAATATCAGAAAACAAAAAGAATTCCAAAAAGAATATGCCAAATATGTAGAATATGAGAGACTTGACAAGGATGCAAAGAAATATGTTGAGGAGATAAAAAAGCCAAGATCTGAGCAATTCATTGTTGGTGATATTACTCTGGAGGCATTGATTGACTTGCATGAAACCAATCCAAATTGTATTGGAGTATTCAAGGATGAACTTGCTGGATGGTTTAAGGATATGAACAAATATAGGGCTGGATCAGATCTTGAATTCTGGCTGTCATCCTGGAATGGTCAGAGCATATCTCTGAACAGAAAGACAGCCAAGAGTGCATTTGTTGACAAGCCATTCATTCCTGTGATTGGAGGTATTCAACCAGATATATTTGAGCAATTTGCAACAGGAGTAAACAAAGAGAATGGATTCATTGACAGAATGCTCATAAGCTATCCAGAGCTATCTGTTGAGAAATACAATACCAATGTTCTTGATTATGAATTGATGTCATGGTATGAGAATTTTATGATCAGACTCAAGGAATCAATTGCAAAGAACTTTTTTAGAACTGATGAGAAAGGTGAGATCATTCCACATGTGACAAGATTCTCTCCAGAGGCCAATGAGCAATGGATCAGAATTCATGACAAGATATCTGAGATGCAGAATTCAGATGATGAGAATGAGTACATGAAATCAATGCTGCCAAAACAAAAGAGCTACATTCCAAGATTCTCAATGATATTGAATATCTTAATAAGCTCAGAGGATGGATCAGATGCTTTGTCAATTTGTGAAGAGGCAATGTTGAGAGCTGAGAGACTCAGTGATTATTTTATCAACATGAGTAAACTTGTCAAGCAAGATGCTCAAGAGAAGGCAGATCTAAGGAAATTGGCAAGTCATGGAACAAATAAATATGAGCAATTCCTGGCAATGTATCAATCAGATCCTGAGCTGAACAGAACAACAGCATCAGAGATTCTCCAGGTGAGCAGAAGAACAGTAATAAATTGGATAACTAAAATAGAGAAAAAATGAAACAGACAGCAGTAGAGTGGTTATTTGAGCAATATGTAAACAAAAGTATTATTACTTTAGAAGATATTGAACAAGCCAAACAAATGGAGAAAGAGCAGATAATTGATGCCTATTATCAAGGAGATGCAGATTCGGATAACATACACGTAGATGCAGAACAATACTACAACGAAACCTTTAAATCAGAATAATATGAAAACAGCATTAGAAATGAAATCTTATTGTCTAACAATAAATGACAATAATAAAACCCAATATCAGTTAGAAAAAGAGCGAGAATTTAAAAATGCTATAATTGAGATAAGTGACAAAGTAAAAGATAAATACGGTGATGGTAAATATACATTTGGTATTGAAATGGGTAATTACACGTCTGGAGAGTATGGGAGTTATTGTTTGACGTTCCATAAGGATGGTGAGTACTGTTGTAATGTAATATGGGATATGATATTTAGCAAGTATAAAATTATAGAAATATGAAAACAGCAGTAGAATGGTTGGTTGAGCAAATTGAAAGAGATAGCGATATTATTTTTTATGATAGAAATTTGCACCCATATCAAGAGTATATTGAACAAGCCAAAGAAATGGAGAAAGGTCAAATAATGAAAACTTGGTATGATTGTAAGTTATCAATAATAGAAAGAAATCCAACTGATGCAGAACAATACTACAACGAAACCTTTAAATCAGAATAGAATGAATAAAGCCAACAGAGACAAGCTCAAAGCTCTTGAGATGGAACAGCTCAAAGATAAATATCCATCCATGAGGCCAGAACTCATTCCATTAACTGAATGGAAAGACAACTCAGCAAACAACCTAACAAAGTGCATCATCTTTTGGATCAAGGCAATGGGAGGACAAGCTGAAAGAATCTCCAATCAAGGACAATACAGAGCTGGCAACAAGATTCAAGTTGGTACAGGTGAGATTGCATACACCAAGCAACTCCCTGGCAAGTGGACTCCAGGAACAGGAACCAAGGGTACAGCTGATATTTCAGCAACCATCAGAGGCCGATCAGTTAAGATTGAGGTGAAATATAACAAAGATCGGCAATCAGATGCTCAGAAAGCATATCAACAAGATGTTGAAAGAGCTGGAGGTACATACATAATTGCAAGAGATTTTGATTCCTTTGTATTATGGTATGAAAAATTTTCACTAAATTTGTAAAAATTAAAACAAACATATATGGAAAATCAATTAAATTTTGACATCCCATCAACATCAGAGAAGTTGAGGGCAAAGAAAGCTGAACCAGTGACTGGCATCAGCCTGTACAGCAAGCTCCACAGAGCAAAGCTCAGCATCGGAAAGGTTGTCAAGAATGCAACTAATCCACATTTCAAGAAATCATATGCAGATATCAATGCTCTCCTTGAGACTGTTGAGCCAATCTTGCATGAGAATGGGCTGTTGTTATTGCAACCAATCCATGACACAGTACTTGTGACTCAGATCATTGACATTGATTCTGGTCAGATGATTGAATCATGGCTGTCATTGCCATTGATTACAGATCCTCAAAAAATGATCAGTGCAACAACTTACTACCGTAGGGCAACATTACAGGCAATCTTGGCCTTGCAAGCTGTGGATGATGATGGCAAAGATGCAAGCAACAGCAAGAAAGAACTACCTTCAATCACTGATGAGAGATTCACAAGTGCTCTTGCTGCCATTAAAAAAGGCACATACACTGTTGAGTCATTGAAAGAAACGTACAAACTAACACCAGAACAGGAGGCTCAGTTATGATATTCAGATGCTCATCCCTTGCAAAGCTCATGACCAATCCAAGGAACAAGTCTGAGAGCTTATCAGAGACAGCCAAGAGCTACATCAAGCAATTGGCCAAGGAGAATTTCTATGGTTACACCAGCAAGATTGAGACCAAGCAAATGAGAAAGGGCACAGAGTATGAAATGGAATCAATTGCTCTGGTCAATTCAGTTTGGTTTGGTAGCAACTTTATCAAGAACGAATTGAGAGAGACAGCTGGATATCTCTCAGGACATCCAGATATCATCACTGATGATTCCATCATTGACATCAAGACATCCTGGAGTCTTGAGACCTTTCCGGCCTTGCCAGAGGATGCTGATTCCTATGAATGGCAAGTCAGAGGATATATGCATCTATTCAACAAGCCAAGAGCATCTGTGATATTCTGCATGATTGACACAGATGATGAGCTCTTGAGTGATTGGGACAACAGAGACATCCACAAGGTATCTCACATTGATCCAACCAAGAGAATCACTGTTGTCAATTATGAGAGAGATGGTATCCTTGAGGAGTTGATGCTCTCCAGATTGAGAGATGCATCAGAGTTTTATTCACAATATATGCAACAATTAAATAATAAATAAATATGAGTTATGAAGTAAAGGGCATCTTGCATGTCAAGGGAGCAATCCAAAAGAGATCAGAGAAATTCTCAACAAGACAATTCACAGTCAAGACAATGGATGACAAAT